GGGCGATGAAGGTCACGGCGCCTTGCTGATTCCCGTCAACTTGAACAGGCGGCGCCGGTTGTTCACGACGGCGTTGCCGAACGTGGTGATGAACGCCACGCGAGCGTCGATCGCAGCCGCCGAGGCGACGCCGACACCAGCAGCCGTGCTCACCGTCGACACCGTGCCGGGGTCGCCGCCACCGAGGTTGTCGGTGAAGCCCGAGTGCTTGAAGTTGCGGTCCTTGTGGATCACGAGGCCGACGTAGTCGGAGTTGATCCCGAACATCGTCCCGACCGGGCAGTCGGCGTCCCACATCAGCGGGACGTTCTCGAACAGCAGGTTGCGGAACCCGAGGTTGGCCTTGTTGGTGTCGGTGTAGCGAACCTGCGGCGTCAGCGTCGACTCGTAGAACGAGTACGTCGCCGGGTCGGTGAAGATCGCATCGACCTCATCGCCACCGTTGTCGCTGGTCGTCATCACCGCCGTGCGCATCGCG